CCACTGTCGTCATCGTCGTTAGGCGACCGGCGTTTCTTCTCAACGATCAAATGCTGCAAAGTTAAACGGGCCTTTGCCGCGGCCAGATCTTCCCGGCCTCGCTTGGCATTGCGGATATCAATGGCGCAGTTCGGGCAGAATGGGACTTCCTGCCCACTTTTCATATGGAGTTGTTGGCGGCACCGATCGCAGGACTCAGGCAGCTCCCACCAATTGAATTGATCTGGGTAGTACCGCGATTTCTCTTCCATGGCAAAGACCCCCTTGCTCACAGTCGCCACCAAGGCTTTCCAGTCAAGATCTGAAGCTCTTTTTCGAGGTCACGGACCAAATGGCAGGCCCCAGCGTAGGCCTCTTCCTGGAGCTTGCAGTTGATCACCGCATCATCCGCTCGGCGGCGTGCCAGCTCGGCCTTGCATTTGGCATTGACCAGCCTTTCTTTAAGCGCCAGAAGCTGATCAACTTTGCGGGTGTTTAGTAGATCCACGTCACCGTCCCATCTTGAGCAGGCAAAACAAGATTCCAATGAGGCAGAGGCTTACGGCTAACTGGTTAGGCAGCATGGGTTTCGAGCCTTTCGATCTCATCCAAACGATTGCAAAGACCTTGGATTTTCAACTGAATGGCACGGATCTGACCCAAGGAAGCAGTCAATTCCTCGGCCATTTCTAGATGCTTCCGGGCAGCTTGCTCCAATTCATTCCAGACGGCCTGTTTTTCCATCTCAAGCGCGTTCATGAGTGACCCCCTATAAGTAGCGTTCCCAGATTTTTGGCCATCGTTCTAGGCTGTGCGATTCGGATTTGATCCAGCGAAGTAGCCATTGGTCCCGAAACACATCTAAACGACGCGTCATTTGAATCATTTGGGAGATTGGCCAGGTGAGATCGGCGGGCTTGTCGGCGTAACGGATGGTTTGAGCTATGGCGTTTAGTTCGTTTGAAAACTCCCAGAGCTTCTGGGCCAGTCCCCTCCGAGCCTTCATAAGACGACGACTCGGTCGCATGGTTAAGCCTCCGTTTACAACTGTTAACATCCAGGGTAAAAAAAGAGGGAAGGTCTGTGTGGGCGTGCGTGCGTGGATGAGGGCCTAGAATCGCAAGGAAAGGGCCTTCCTGGGCATTTCTATAGGCCTTCTGCAGCTTCCGGTAACATATATTTCGTTCCTGAATGGGTGTGTGTGGAGTAACAAAGCGCGGAAAGTTAGCGTCCTGGCAGGCGCTTTTAAAGAGAATCCTGGCGGGGCGGCATCCGGCAAAGGAAGTACCCTCGCCAGGAAAATTAGTGTTTGTTTTTGGTTTGCCGGATACCATTTGTGTGCTCACTCTACTCCGCCTTTAAATCCTTGTCAAGTTTCCCGTCAGCTAAGGTTTTCTTGTGCCGAAAAGATGGTATGGGAATCGACCACGACCGGCCAGAGCATCCCGCAGGACCGGCAATAGTGCATGCCGAGTGATTCTTTGATGTAGTGGTTCCGAGAATTACAGCGTGGACATCTGGGACGATGAAACTTTGTGTCACATTCTTTGCAAGGCATTCAGTGGCTCCCTTTTGGTTGGCTGGTGATGCTAGGGCGTAAGAAGGCCCGGCGCACGGGCGATCCGCTAAGAAGGCCGTACAGCCGGGCTTCTGACTTAGCGGATCGCTTGGAGGGAGTCTAACAGGACTTCCCATTTTCGCAAGTGGGGTAAGCGAATGCAATGAAAGATTTATTCCAGTGAGAGTGAACATCTAATGGCCGCCTTTTTGTTTTTGCGCGATGTCAATAGCCTTTTGGAGTGTTTCAATGGCGCGGCCGCGTTCGCTGCGTTCAAGGTAGTTCAGGGCTTGACGGACATGGCAAAAGAGATCGACGGCGAGCCAGTGACGTACGCGCGGCCGGCGGATCTCATTGCGCTTCTTTTCTTCTTTGATGAGGTTATGGGCGATTGTGAGCGCGCGCTCGACGCCTTGGCGAAACCAAGAGACTTCGGCGCCATTGCCGTAACTCTTCCATTCAAGCTTCTCGCGATGAAGGCGGCGTAAGAGTTCGGCGGAGTTCACGTTAGCGGCCCTCCGCTTTGGCGATGGCTTGCATTACCTCTCGCGCCTGACAAGACCTACAGGGTATTTGCCCGTCTTCCCCAAATTCTGGAAATTCACCCGGCTCCTCATAACACTTCTCAGAAGCAATATCTTTGACAAAGGCCACGAGAGCCTCATGCGCGTTGACGGCGCGGACAATGAAGGCGGCGTTAGCAATGTCCTCTTGCGTTCGTTCATAATCCGTTTTCCCAGTGTCCAATTCAGAATCCATGCGAGCAATAAAGCGGTAAGTTTCACCGTTATCGTTCGCATGAATTTGGAGCGCGTCGTTGTAGGCCAGAGTCCACGGCGTCGGCGTGTACGTCGGTAACATTCTCTTGGGTTCTGCTCCACAAATACAGAAACCCTCGTTTCGGTTGTCACAATCGATCGTGTGCGTTGGTTGAGTTTTCATCTCAGTTCTCCTTAATCGCCAATTCCAGGTAATCGTCGCCTTGTTCCCAAGCCAGGAGCCATTGCCAGCGGATCATCATAGAAATCATTGCCTTTCTCCTCTCAATCTTCCTATCCTTCACTAGGAGTATATCATGCAATGCGTGATCTTGTCAAGAGATATTTTACTTGACGCATCAGGGATTGCCTGATATGCTATGGGCATGAAGATACCGAAGTGCGAGTGGTGTAGGAAGCAATTTATCCCAAATACGCGTTGGCAGCGCTTTTGCTCTAATGAGTGTCAGCAACAGTGGCATATGGAGGAGCGCAAGAAGGAGCGCCGGCGAGCGAAGGCTTCTCGATGATAAGGCTGATTGAGCGTACACCTCCGAAGCGGGCTTGGTTTTTTGGTTTCGCTGACGGTACGAATTTATGGGAAATTGAGTGTGATGTTTGTGGCAAGAAAGAGCGAGTGAGTCGGATTTACTACGACTATGGTTTTGGGAGTTTAGGGTTGGCAAGTCCAGAAGAGGTTGGAATGAGAACGATTGAGTATGGCAAAGTCAATCCTCGGGCGATGGTTATTTGTCGCGAGCACAAGGACGCCGAAGTTGAGGCTAAGATCAAGGAATTGGAATAAAGCAAGAAAGCGCGGGTGAAGAAGTAGGCCGGCTTGATCTATTTCAGGATTCATGCTAGGGTTGAAGCTGAAAGACGGTCCAGTCGGCGGCCGAGCACGAGGGCGCATCTCGATCAGCCCTCACGTTACGATCCGGAGACCTGAGAGCCCTCCCTGATCAAAGAAGCTGACTCATCTCCCATAATCACCGTCGACCCGTATCTCCTTGCGTCGTCGTTTAAATAAGGTTTCCTTGCGAGCGCCTCACCCGCTCGCTTCCCCACGCAGTTGACTTTTAAGGACTCTTGCTCTAAACTTAGATCGCCTTGAATCAGCTTAAACCTGATCCCGATACCGGTTTCCTCGAGTCTTACTCTCCTAACCATCGCAGCTTCGACGTCAAAAAAAAAGTAAGGTTCATCGAATTGGTCAAAGAACATGCTCAACGCGGCCTATGGCCTAGAGTGAGCAAAATTTGCACCGCTGTCGATGTCGGTATTCAAACCTTCCGCGATCACCTCGTCTGCGATCCTGAGTTTAAAGCTGCCTACGAAGAAGCTATGGCCCCAGTCGAAGATAATCTCGTCGATAATCTCTGGAAACAAGGTCAGAATGCGAACGGTATCACAGCCAATATCTTCTTGCTTAAGTCTCGCTGGCCTGAGAGATGGGGGGAGAAAAGTTTAAATATCTCCATCGATTCCGGGATGATTAAAGAGCTAACCAACCGATCAACTCAGTCAATTGATGCCGAAATCGTGGAAAACACTGGGTTAATTAGCACTCCATCGAATCAGGTTGATAAATCAACAAACGTTTCCGATGTTAAGAAGGAGTTATAGGGGTCTCGACGGTGAGAGAGCAAGCTAATGATCGTTATCGGAAGCTGAATTAACAACTCAAATGAAAGTTAGCAATCGCGGGAGGGGAGGAAGGCTCAAGAAAAATTACCCCACCCCCTCCCCCCTGATCATGACTAGTCCCCTCTCCCGACCGCAAGGAACAAAAAGAGATCTGACGATGATGTGTGGGTGCAAGTTAGAGCCAGAGCATACGGTTGGGTTTCACGAGGCGGTGGAGAGGATGAAGGGATGGGTAGGTGGGAAGCCGGTGGGAGGAGCATGATCGCGGCGGAGGATTTGCCTATTTGGAAGCGGTCGAAGTGGGTGGCGTTGTACGAGACGGTGATCGTGCTGCCTTTATTTTTCATGGTTTTGTGGATCATGTTTGTTGACTGGAAGTATCGGCGGAAGGGGCAGGGCGAAGTTCTTTAGATAGCGGAGTCGACGTAGGAAAAGCGATAGCCGTCTAGGGCTAGACACCTAGATTGCTATCGCTTTTTTTATGAAGGTGAAAGTTCATCGGTGTCGTCATTGTTGGGAGTATTTGGAATGTGACGCGGCGCATTGTCAGGTAGCGGAGGACGAATGTGGGCGGGATCACAGCGGAGGGGCGTCTTCGGAGGTCGGAGCGGAGGTTGATGGGACTGTTATGGTATCTAGAGGGGGTGGGAGGGGGCGACGATCCGGAGGTAGCATACATCCTGAAGGCAGTGATTGAGGATTTGCGGTTGACGAGGAGATCGATTGACGCCTAAGCAGTTTTGGAAAGAGACGCAGGTGTTGCGGGACCGGAACCAGCAGTCGCTGGGTCATTTATGCAAGGTATTTTTGAACACGACGCATTGGAGTGCTGTCCATACCGAGCTAGCGAGATTTTTGAAGACGGCTGGGAATCGCATTCATATCGAGTTACCGCGTGGGCATCTGAAGAGCTGGATTGTGACGCAGGGGTGGGCGATTCAGCAGATGCTGGCGAACCCGGACATTCGGATACTGATCGTGAATGCGACGGAATCGAATGCGACGAAGATGCTGAGGTTGATTGAGCGGTTTTTGAGTAAGGGGTCATTGCTCAGTCAGATATACGGGCCGTTTGAGTCGGACGTGTGGAACCAAGAGGAGTGCGTGATTCGGCAGCGGACGCAGCCGCTCGTGGCGCCGACGTTCATGGCGGCCGGCCTGCAGAAGACGTTGACGTCGCAGCACTTTGACTTGATTATTGCAGACGACTTGGTGGAACCGGATAATGTCCGGACGAAGGAGCAGCGGGAGAAGGTTTATGAGTTCTACCTGTCGTTGTTCGACTTGCTTGAGCCGAGTGGTCGTATTGTCGTTATCGGAACCCGTTACCATCAAGACGATCTCTACGCCAGAATCCTTGATGAAAATAAACTTCACGGGAACTGGTCTTGTTTCATTCGCTCGTGCTATACGCCGGACGGGGCGGTCTTATTCCCGGAGAAGTTCACCCACGCGCAGCTCGAGGACATCAAAAAGAAGTCCTTCTACCACTTCTCGACGCAGTACCTCAACAACCCGATCGACCCGGAGAACGCGGACTTCCGGTCGGACTGGATAAAGTATTACGACCCGACGTCGCCGCATCCGTCGAGCTTGTATCTGACGATCGACCCGGCGCTCTCGCTTGATCGGAACGCCGATTTTACGGCGATGGTTGTTGCGGGGATGTATGCGGACCGGCGGATCCGGGTGGTGGATTGCTTGCATAAACGGTTCGTGCCGTCGGAACTCGTGGACGCTGTTTTTGACTTGGTTAAGAAATGGGGGCTTCACCGTGTCGGCATCGAAACGTTCGCGTTCCAGAAAACGCTGAAATATGATTTGCAGCGTCAGCAGAGGGAACGGGGGGTATTTTTTTCGATTGACGAGCTTGGCAAGCGCCATACAGGGCGCGGGGAGGCCGTGCTGTCAAAAGAAGCTCGCATCCGTCGGCTCCAACCATATTTTGAGCAAGGTCTCGTCGAAATCCGGGGTGACATGTCCGATATGCGGGACGAACTTCTCGCGTTTCCGAGAGGGAAACACGACGACTTGATTGATGCTTTGAGCTATCAGCTTGACTACCTTGTTCCTTCGATCGCGGGGCAACGACGGGAAACTCCCCTCGTAGAAGGGTCGATGAGCTGGTGGCTCAAGAACAAGATGCCCAGGCCTCAGATGTCGATCTATGACCGCTTTTTCCAGGACGTTTCACCTAAGCCGTGACCCCGATCTGTCTCGTCATCCCTCCCTCTCCGTTTCTTCTGGACGAGCGCGTGTTCATGAGCCTGGGGATCTTACGGGTCGCCGCGGTGCTTGAGGAAGCCGGCGTTCCCGTCGAAGTGATTGATCTCTCCGGCATACAGAATTATGCGGAGGCCATGCGGTTTCATGCCTCGCAGTCTCAAGCCAAGATCTTTGCTTTTACCGCCACCACCCCGCAGATGCCGACGGCGTTTGAGTTATCACGGGTTGTCGGAAAAGAACGCCCGGACGCTCGTCTTATTTTGGGTGGCCCGCACCCGACCTTAACTCTTGCCGCGACCAAGAAGGAAAAGGTTCCGGGACGGGCTACCCGTGCTTTGAATGATCTCTACTCGGGGTTTGATGTCGTGGTCGCCGGCGACGGAGAGCAAGCCATTTTCGATGCGATCGCGGATGTCCCGCCTAAGCTTATTGATGCCGACGACCCGAAGGGAAAACTATTTCTGACGAATGCTCGGTTGAACGAGATGCCGTTCCCCGCCAGGCATCTCGTGGACGTGGGCTCGTATCATTACAAGATCGACGGGGAGCCGGCCGTTTCCCTCATTGCCCAACTCGGCTGCCCGTTTTCTTGCGGGTTTTGTGGCGGCAGAAACTCGGCGATGCTGAGGCGCGTTAGGACGAGGACCACGGAGAACGTTGTTCGGGAGATTGTGCATCTTTACAAGACGTACGGGGTCAAGGGGTTCATGCTCTACGATGACGAGCTGAACGTGAATCCCCAGATGGTGGAGTTGATGAACGCGATCGGGGATGCTCAGGAGGTGCTCGGTGTCCAATTCAAGCTCAGGGGATTTATCAAAAGCCAGCTCTTCACGGACGAGCAGGCTCGAGCGATGTTTCGTGCTGGATTCCGTTGGATACTCACGGGTTTTGAGTCTGGCTCACCAAGAATCCTCGAAAATATCAACAAGCGCGCGACGCGGGACGAGAACTCGCGTTGTGTGGATATCGCTCGGCGAAACGGTCTGAAGGTCAAGGCGCTCATGTCCATGGGCCATCCGGGGGAAAGCTTCAAAACTCTCGACGAGACACAAGGCTGGCTCTTAGAGAACCGCCCGGACGATTTTGACGTCACCATCATCACGCCGTATCCAGGCAGTCCTTACTATGACGATGCGGTTCTGGAAAATGGTTCGTGGGTGTATACGTACCCGAGGACAGGGGACAAACTCTATGCGAAGGAAGTCGACTACCTCAAGACGGCGGACTACTACAAAGGCGACCCCAACGGAGGATACGTGTCCTACGTGTGGACGGATGAATTGTCCAGGGAGCAACTGGTATTGGAGAGAGACCGGATTGAACGAGAGGTGCGATCGAGCCTTGGTATCCCATTCAACCCGGGTGCTGCAGGGATAAAGTTTGAGCACTCGATGGGGCAAGGACTACCCGAAACGATTTTAAAAAAATCGGCCGCACTTGACAAAAAAGTGTTTGCAGCGTAACCTATGAGCGAATGACTCGGCCTGTGGGGGCCCACACTTCCACGGACCGAGTTATTTTTTTATAGCCCATAGACGAAAGAGAATCCTGTACAGAGGACTCGCGGAGCTGTACCTCCGCACTCACTCCACAGGGTTCTCTTTTTTTTATGCCCATCCAAGGACGTTCTAAGGACGAAGTGGTCGGCCAAGTAATGCATGAATACAAGGCCAACTCCCTCCATTCTGGAAAATCAAAGAAAAAGGTCAAGAAGCGTTCTCAAGCTCTCGCTATCGCTCTCTCTGAGGCCCGCCGCCGAGGGTATAAGTGAGCCAAAAAGATAAGAAGGTTGGAACCGGAGAAACCCCCAATCCAGACGAAAACGAAAAGAATGAAGTTGAGGCGTGGCTTCGGACTATTCAGAAAACCGAGAAGGACCGCGACGACGTTTTAGAAAAAGCCGGCACGCGTCGCTACATCGAAGAGTACAAGAACCAATGGGGTTGGCTGCAAGCGAAGGTCTCGATCCCCATCATCCCGATCAACCTGATTTACGCCTACGTCAAAACTGAAATCGCCCGCCTCTATTTCCGAGATCCCTGGATCACCGTCAATCCGAAGCGCGTAGAGGACATTGGCTCCGCCCAGATTGCCGAGCAGATCGTCAACTATTCTTGGGGAGAGATGAACCTCAAGCAGGAGATCAAGAAGACCTTGCTCGAGGCCATCTTAGTCGGTCATTCATACATGAAGATGGGATATGCTGCGGAATTTGGGACGGTGGAAAGCCAACCCAAAGAGAAAAAGAAACGCTCTCCCGGCCGTCCAAAGAATGACGGAAAGGTCGACGAGATCATGACCTCCGAGTACATCAAATCCGAGAACGTTTTCGCTTATCACGTCCCCTACAAAGACATCATTTTTGATCCTTCGGCGACGTTTCCAGCGACGCATAACGCCCGGTGGATGGCCCATAAAATCACGAAGCCGGTTCGCGCGATCAAAGAAAGCGGCATCTACGACGAAGAAGCTGTTCAACTTTTGAAGTCTTCGGACTCGAAGGACAGCGTCGATAAGACTGGCTATGACACAGCGGGAATCGATACGAAGGAACTCTCCAAGGACGTCAGGACGGCGACGCTTTAT